CCTCGAACTCTTCGCCATCCAAACTAATAAAACCACCCTGACGAAAGCGCATCAGGGCCATAGTCATGCTATCGCAAAAGTCATCATGGTCACCATTTGGAAAGGATGCAACCTCTTCTATGACCTCGTCTGCAAATTTTCTTCCTTCAGGATACCATACTTTTCCCGACTCGAATATAGGAGATACAATGTGCATCCTAGTCGTCTTGTCCAGATTACCACCCTTCCTGCGGCCCGGGGAAAACGTAGCAACAGGCAAATTCAACATACGCATCTCATCAGCCAGCGATTGACCCGAAGCTTTGGCCTCAATCAGAATCAACTCAGGCTCCCAATAGTCATGCTCCTCTATCGCAACCTCTTTCAACTCCGGGAAATTCCACCGACCCTTCTTCGCATCCATCAATATCAGGTGCTGCTCCCCGTTTTGGTGCGGCTGAAACACACCCCAAGTCGTAATGGCAGAGTAATCAGCAGTTTCACGCTTGCTATACGCCGTATCGTAGGACTGAATGACGTAATCCAAGTCAGGAATGTCATCCTCCTCCCAAACACGCCACCATTCACGCTTTACAACAGCAGTCTCCTCAGATGTGGGGTTCTGCTGCCACTGTGCGTTCCATTTACCTACCGATAACGAAGCCTTTACACGCAAAAGCTCATCTTTTTTCCAGAATTCAGGCCACAATGGGTCCCCTGATGGCATAATTGCAGGGAATTCAACCACTTCCCACTGGTCAGCCATAACATCCTTGGCCTGTGCCGCCAGTAACCTGCCCGTTATGTCCTTCTTAGACCACCTAGTCTGCACAATTATGATGGTTCCCCCCGGTTGCAAACGCTGCCGAGGCCCAGATGTGTACCATTCATACGCATTATCGTAGGCAGAAGCCGATAAAGCATCTTGTTCCGAGTGCGGATCATCAATAATCAACAAATCTGCACCACGACCCGTCATTGCAGCACCAACTCCGGCAGCAAAATACTCCCCGCCAACGCTAGTCTCCCATCTGCCAGCGGCCTGACTGTCAGGTTTTAGATCTGTGTCAGGAAAAATCTCTCTGTAAACAGGATCTGCAATCAAATCCCTCACCTTACGACCAAATCGCACGGCAAGCTCTGTATTCATCGTGGCCTGAATGATTTTTAACTTAGGATTGCGGCCCAAAAACCAGCTAGGCATAAGATATGATGCGAATTCTGACTTGGAATGTCGGGGTGGCATGTTGACAATTAGCCTTTTCAAGTCACCCGAGGCTATGCGCTCGAGCTTCTCTGCGATAATTCTATGATGGGTCCCCTCTATAAACCCTTCATACACATGCTTCGCATATGCCATGAACTTATCTCTGGCTATGTCTCTGGTTTCGAGCTTCTGCTTCTGCTCTTCCAGTAACAGAATTTCTTTGAGAACGTCTTCTGGCAGCAGGTCTAGGCTGGTCATGTCATCCATGCCCGAACGATAATACATCCCATTGAATTTATCAACCCAGCGACACGACACGACATTGTCAACACCTATCTACAAAATAATGGTGGTGGGGGGTCGCGCTCGAGCAAAGTTGATTGCCAATTCGACCCAGTAACCCCAAATAAAATGCATTATGATGGGATAAAGTGGGTTTTTTTGTTTGCATTATGGGAAAAAATCAGGCCTAATCTTTGTTGAAGGTTGCCAATGGTGGCAACCCATAGCGTCAAGGGGAAATTGACATGGCTACAAGCAAAAAACAAGCAGGACGTCCGATCACAAATCCAAATACAGGACGTGCCAAACTGGCAAAGTTAATGGCCGAGGCCAGCAAGGCCAATGCCAAGGTTACAGAATGCAGAAAGCAATTAATGGCCGAGGGAGTTTTGTTTCACGTTCATACTGGTATGGTTCAAATCGACCCAGCAAAGGTCGTGTATGAACGCAAGAAAAACGAATGGGTTTGGTCGGATGAACAAATCCCTGCCAGTGCAATTAGCGTCAAGGGATATGGTCAAGAAACCTGCATTCTCGAAGTTAAGAATGCGCCCATTGGCTTCTATCCTGCCATTGCTTCTTAATCTTAAACCAACGGGGGGACACTGTCCCCCCAGAAAGGGGACTAAAATGAATAGTATCATTACAGGAATGAAGTTTGTCGGCCTTGTGGGCTGGTTCTATGCGTCGCTGATAGTGTTGACCGCGTTGTTCATTACTAGCTGGTGGCAGTACGATAATGGCTGGCTGGCATTTGTTGGGGCTGGCGCTTCGTTGGCTGGCTCAGTCATTCTTCTAGATGAATTTTTAAGGGGGTGATCATGACATTCGATGAATTCTTAAAAGCATGTGACAAGGAACTGATCGGGCTGGGCTGCCCGATCGGTATCGATGACATGCCAGATGCATGCTGGCGTGATTATTATGACGACAATCTATCGCCCAGAGATGCACTCGAGACCGCTAATAACGATCACTGGGACAATGATCTCGACAATATCTTATATGACGTTTCGGGAACATACAGAGGCTAATCAACACGGGATCGAGCGCCACGGTACTCGATCCTCTTTTCTTTTTTTATATATAGATAGAGCGAGGCCGCAGGTCGCAGGTCGCAGGCTCATCTAGATATAAAAACAGAAAGGCCGCAGGCCGCAGGATAATTTAGAGCTTGCAATAGTTGGGATAATATCGGATAATCTAGGATAACTTAAACAAGGGGATAGTTATGACATATAAGACAATAAGCGTTGGCACTAATGCCAAGACTGTAAAGGGTGACGGTTCGGAGTTCATTACCGCGATCACCTATCATAAACCATACAAGACAGAAATTGACGGTAAGACGTACAATTTTTGCGCCATGGCTGAAACCGCAGGCTGTCACAAGCCCTGCCTTTTTTCCGCAGGCCGTGGACAGATGAACAGTGTGCAACAATCACGCTACAACAAAACGGTTCAGTTCTTTACCAATCGCGTCCAGTACATGGATGACCTAAACAAGGATCTGACAACATTCTCACGACGTGCCCGGGCTAACGGCATTCAGCCTTGCTATAGGCCGAATGGAACAAGTGATTATCCGTGGCACAATACCGGCATTATGTCGCTGTTTAATGAGATACAGTTTTACGACTATACCAAGATTGTAAAACGGGCTTATGAGACATTGCCGGAAAACTATCACCTAACATTATCTTATTCGGAACATAATCTAGACTATGCGGACAGTGTGGTTAAGGCCGTTCTTGATACTGGCGTTAACATGGCTGTCGTGTTTCGGAATAAGGACAAGCCCAAAAAATTCTTGGGACTGGACGTTATCGACGGAGACCAAGACGATCTTAGGTTTTTAGATCCACAAGGGGTTGTTGTCGGTCTCTATGCCAAGGGCAAAGCAAAACAAGACACAAGCGGGTTCGTTATTGACGCATAAGAAAGGGAACAACATGGAAAACTGGATATCTACAAACGACGGCGACGACGTGCAAGCAATTGCACTGCGTCACCTAAACGTAGGCGACCTAGTAAAGCGCAAGCCGAATGCCAAGGCCGTCTATGTCATCAATCACCGGAACAAGGCCACCAAAACAAGGCCAGCGGAATACTCACTATCAGACTATGAAGATATGAACCGCGAAATATTCTTGAAAGAAGACACCATTGTCTACACTGGTTTCATTTACTAGGGTTTCCCCTGATCCCTTGCCGACATTGTCGGCAGGGGATTTTTTATTTCATATATCCATAGAGCGGAGCCGCAGGCCGCAGGCCGCAGGTCATCGAGCCATGACATCACACCATAGGGCGCAGGCCGCAGGCCGCAGGCTATCGATCAGCCCAGACATATCACCTATATACAAGGCCGCAGGCCGCAGGTCATCGATCCGCGAACCGCTGATCTCGATTACCGATGCGCCGTCAAATAAAAATAGGTCGGAGGTACTGGGGTCGTTTAGCAGGAAAAAACTCACGCCTCCGCAACGCGAATGTGAGCAATGCCAAGCAATTTGCGACTTAGACACTTTGACCCTGTTATTTTTTGTTAGTTTTAATTCAAGCCATACCGGAACGCCATCCATGCATAGGTATACGTCCGGCATTCCTTCGCCACTGCGGTTTTCAATCCTCTCGCAGTGTGTTTTCTTGGGCAGGTGTTCTTTCAATAGCTTCCACAGTGATTTCTCTGTCTTTGGCATCCTCAACTCTTTTCATATCAGCAAAAGCATGGGGGTAATTCTTACGGAGACTTGCCAGTCTGGCAACAATGTCTTCACGCGACATGTTATCAAGCTGGTGGACATGGGTGGACTCGCGTCTATCGATGGTCAAACCACCCAGACTAGACCT